ACTTCCGCCCACTTCCGCCTACTTCCGCCAGCGGAAGTGACGCGGGGTCAACACGCAAAAACGGCGGAAGTAACAGGGGGGAACACGCAAAAACGGCGGAAGTAAAAAATGATACAGCATAAAAATAAGGGTTTTTTGGCGGAAGTGGGCGGAAGTAAGGCGGAAGTAAACCCCCGTACCCCCTATACATTACTTCCGCCAACGCGGATTAGTAATGTTTATTGGGTGGTACGGTACAACGCGTACACGACGGATTGGAGGCAACGTCATGCCTGTTAAATCACGTTACAACAAAGTTAAGAGACAACGAAAAAATGATGATGCAGAGGAACAATGGTTCGCACCAGCGATGTGGAGTGATAAACGATCTGAGATATGTCGCGCAGCCGTCAACTCTGTAGACAAGGTTGCCCGTGACCTCGAACAACGATGGGGCATCGGTAAACTCGAAGAACTCGCTTCACCAAAACTCGCAGTCCAGTTCGAACAAGCAAGACAAAACTTCTCCGAAGCAGCGAACGGCGATGACCATAACTACCTCGTACAGAAAGCCGAGAACCTCATAAAAGGATGGAAAGCGCTCGAAGCACAAGCCATCAAAAATGGACACTCACCCGATGATGCCGAAGTCTGGTACGCAATCGCGCCAGAAGATGTCGGAGAATACACGTTCGCCATCGTTAAGAATGGAAGTGATGCCGCAGTCGTGGATCGCGAAAAATATCCCCGCGTCTACTCTCTCGATGAAGTCGCAAGAATAATCCACAACTTCGAAAACTCGATGATCCGTAAAGCAAAAGAAGTCTTCCCAAACAGCACAATCACAAAAATTGGAGACAACACAAACAAGGAGCCACCAAATGACCCAATCCCCTTCTGAAATCACACTGCGCCAGGACATGCTGCGCAAAGCCGAACAACTCGTCTCAAATGGACGCAACAACGAATACGGCGAACCAACCGACAACATGCAACGCACAGCAGAAATGCTCGCCGCATATTTTGGAAACAGAAACGGCAGAAGCATCGAAGCAGAAGACGTTGCTGCGATTGGAGTCATCCTTAAATTGGGACGCCTTGCCCACAACCCAGCCCACGAAGACAGTTGGACAGACATCGCTGGATACGCAGCCATCGGATATGAATGCATAAAAAAGACCAGCCTTGCGGCTGGCCTCGGTGAATTGCTGAAAGATGCCGTCGAAAATTAAAAAGGCGGCTGGCGGCTTCCCGCCATTGTTGGATGCGTAGGATACCAAATCAATTCACATTTATCGCCAATCGCGTCTTGGTATTCATCGCGAACGCGTTCGGCTGCTGCTCGATCATCGTGCGACAGGCGCTCCAGTTCCTCGGTTTTCCAGCGTATGATGTAAGCCATGCGGTTTCCTCCTATGCTACAGCGACAAACACGCCGTCAGGTACATCGATCACAGCGTAATCGTGTTCAATGTTCCGCGCGTATTGCTCATAATCAAAATACTGCTTTAGCCAATCACTGTGCTTGCACTGGTGGCAAGACATCATTTCGTCGGCTAGTTCGTCGGCATACTCTTGAAAGCTACTGTGAACGCCGTGATTGTCATCCAGCATCTTTTGTGCGCTCTCGATGTCGTCAGCGTAACCGATAACAGCCTTGACCGTGGCAACGTCAAAGTCGCTGGATTCGATCAATTCCGCCACCTCGGCAACCCGCTCAAGTCCTGGGTATTCGCCAAGATTTGGAAAGTCGTCATAATCGTGAATTGCGTATTCTTCAGCGTTCGGCTGCGGTGATGACTGCAACACCTTGTCAACGCCCTTTTGCAATTCGTCAACGTCGCTGGATGCTTCGATCCATGCTCCGTGCAGCTGCCCGTTGTTGTACGCGGCAAGACATGCAACATAAATTTTCATGTGTGTTCCTTTCTTTTGCGCTTGATGTCTAACAACATCTAGGAACGCCCATCGCTGGGCGCTCTCCGCTGGTGTTAGAGTAGCAATAGCAACCAAAGCATTGCGAACAGGCCAAGGCATCCAATGACGTCGCCCAGCAGCTCAACAGGGTTGCGTGTGTAGTATGAGAATGCTTCTTTAATTTGTTCCATGACTGTTTCCTCTTCTCTAGGCGGCATTGTCGACCGTATCTTTCGACAGTTTCAAAATCAGAATATCGTAATCCATGATGCGGGCTGCTCGTGTGTTCGATGGGCGCGACCACTGGTCATGCTCCATGTTCTTCACCTTCATGCGCAATATCTCGGCAATCGCCTGATTTGTTTTGGCGGCTGGATGATAGTGCTTCAAAACGTTGATTTCGGATTGCTCCCATTTAGAATATTCCATTGTGAACCTCATTTTATTTTTCCTGTTTTAAATTCCTCGGGCAGTTCAACGGCCTCGTTTCCACATTTGCCGCAATGCACGACATCACAAAACGCCTCACGCACCCAAGTGGCGCGTTCGGCGCTGTAATAGCTGATCGACTGCACATAAACGTCGTCATCGCTTCCGCATTTGTCACAAGCTGGCTTATTCATGCTGCCGCCTTTCTGTTGATTGATGCCGCGCGTCCCCACTGATCCGCCATTGCCGCGGCTAATGCTGGATAAAACTTACTGCGGATTTTCCAGCGGTCTGCACTGGGCGCTGCTTTGTGGATGTCGTCACGGGCCGTGCTGCCGTCGAGCGTTCCCGTCTTGACTAGGTTGGGCAAATTGCGTGTCCAAAAACAGGTGCGCTTTTTAACGTTGTCTGGCCCTGCTTCATCTGTCGCGAACTCCCACGGCTGCACGGACTGTGCGAACGGCTGGTAATTGCGGATGCGCTCTTTTGCGTGTTTGTGCATCACTGGGTTTTCAATCGCCAAGCACGGAACGTCAGCGTTCCAAAGATCGCTAAACAATTCCGCGCCTTCGTCCAGTTCGCGCCACATGTCATCCAGCGTTTTGTTTGGTGGTGCCTTGGTCAACCATCGAACGCCCGAATTGCACAATCTGGTGCAAGGCGGATGCCCAATAAATACCAAATCCCAATCATCCATCGCCAGCACGTTGCGTACATCGTCTTGAATGTGGCGGTTGCTGGGCTGGTCGCTGGGCAGGATGTCACAAGACCAAGTGTCATAACCCTCGGCAATGAACGCATCGCGCACGATGCCTGATGTCTCGCACCCGACCAAAACTTTAGTGTGTCGCTTGCTCTCTTGAATCAATTCCTCAAGATCGGTTTGGCGCTCCCCGCATTGGGAAGCGCCGCGCTCGTTAAACATGTCGAATTGATAGGTCATCAGCATGCACCGTTAATTTCGTAAAACTCTTTGATGGTCAGCTGCTCTTGCTCTTGCAACAGCTGATCGATGACCGACGGCTGCTCACGCTCGATGCTGGGCCAGCTGCGAACATCAGACCAGTTGCTTTGCGTGTCGCTAATATTCCACTCGATGCCTTTTGCTTTTGAAGCCTTGTGGAATTTGTACGCGTCGCAGTCTTCTTCAAGTGCGAACATCAACTCACCATCGATCTTGCTGGCATAGCTGAACGCAGAAAAGTCGCTTGCTGTTAGCCCTGATTTTGCAACGTCTGATGCTTTGACAATCAACCAGCCGTGCGCTGCGTCGTGTTCGTGTTGTACATTAATCATAGTATTACCTTTCTTTTGCGCTGTAGGCGCTGTCGATCAACGCCTGTCGACAAACTGCCAAACTGGCAGTGATTTGTCAACGTCGATCAACAAATGTAGAATATGACCAACAAACAGCGGAAGGCGCAGCAATGGGAATGATTAGGCAGCGGAAGGCAACAGACCAACAAAAAGAGTTTGTGCAGTATCTGGTAAGAGAAAACAAAAAGCCCACTGAGGCCGCGCGTCTGGCTGGTTATCTCCATCCGAAACAGTCGGCTTATGATTTAACTCGCAACCCTTCCATAATGCTTCTTATTCGGCAGGCGCGACAAACGCTGTACCAAACCGACCTCGCCAATCTGGCAGCTGACACACTGCGCGGCGTGATGGTCGATCCTGATGCACCAGCGTCGGCGCGTGTTTCCGCCGCCCGAACTGCGCTCGAACTGGCAGGGGATTTAAATAAAGGTGGCGACGCAGCTGCCGACGGTCGTTCGCTTGCCGAGATGACGCCCGACGAACTCGCATCAATGATTGATCGCTGGGAAAGTGAGCGCGCAGAACTGGCGAAGGACGTCACAACAGCGCCAAACGACGGAAAAGATCAGTAAAAACAATGCACCGAACAGTCGCGGCGGGACTATTGCGCGCGATTTGACTATAATGAACGCGCGAGGCCGACCCCACCCCATGGGGTAGTTCGATGGTTGGGGGCTGGCGTATTATGGACAGCGATACAAATTTTGTGGATTTTTGAACTTTCCGTCCATTTTGTTGATCGAACCACGCAACAGCGGTATAATGAAGTCAACGAAAACGGAAACGGATCAACGGATGTCTGTAAATCTGTCTGAGGGTAGAGGCGAGAAGCGCAGCACGAAATCTGGCGCTGGCTTAACTGCGAAGGGCAGGGAGAAGTACAATCGGGAAACGGGTTCGAATTTGAAGGAAGCGGTTACGGAGGCCAATCCGACGGGCAGTCGTGCCAAGCGTAAGAAGAGTTTTTGCGCCAGAATGAAGGGCATGTCTGGGCCGACGAGCGAGAACGGGGAACTTACGCGTAAGGGTGCTGCGTTAAAGCGATGGAGGTGTAACTTCGCATGAGTTTGTACGAGAACATAAACAAGCGCAAGAAGGCTGGGACGTCCCGTCCGAAGTCCAAGTCAACGATTAGCGACAAGTCTTATGCTAACATGAAGGCTGGATTTCCGAACAGCAAGAAGAACAAGGCCAAGAAGTCACGGACATCGAAGGCGATGGGGTACTCTTAATGGATCAAACGCCAGCACCCAAGCAGATACTAGCTGATGAAATGCTGATGTCTTTGATTGGCAAGAATGCTGACGGGTATCCACAGTATGAGCAAGTAAATCAGCTGCCGCCGCGTTTACCGCGTGGCCCTATGTCTAGTTCGAGGCCGATGTTGCGGCCTAGCGAGGCTGAAATGAGGGCTTTGTTTGAGGCGCGTAAGGCGCAAATGCAGAAAGAGGCATACGACAACATGGTTTTGGAGTCTGTTTTTGCAAGAGCGATGGGGTTGGTAGACTGATGCATAGTCGGGTTCGCAAAGCAATGGAAAAGCGGATCGAGGAGCATGGTGCGGGTGATGCTGGTGATGTAAGTCGCCGCAACGCTGCCAAGAAGAAAACGTTACAGCGCAAATTGCGCGTTAAGAGTAAGCGGAGATCGTAATGGCGCAGCCACGGGATTACACCAGACAGTACAATTTCAACGATTTTCAGACGACGAACCCTGATGATCCGCTTCCTGGCCCACAGGTTGATGGTGAGTTGGATGCTGTTAAGCTGACGCTGGACGATTTGAATGCCAACATTGGCAAGATACAGCGTGATGACGGCAAGCTGAAGAATGCGGCTGTGCATAAGGACGCGTTTAGTCAGGATGCATTGGCGCTGGTGAATAGCGATTTCACCCCGCGCGGGGATTGGGCTACGGCTCGTGCGTATGCTGTGAATGATGCTGTTGATTTTAACGGTGCGACGTATGTTGCGACGGTTGCGCATACATCGAGTGCGGCGTTTAGTACGGATGATGCTGCGGATCGTTGGATATTGATTGCGAATGCTGCGATTTCTGGGACGGGGAGTGCTGTTGATAAGTTTGAGGGTGACGGGAGTACGACGTCATTTACGCTGACTTATACATATGCGTCTGAGACAGCTGTTCAGGTATTTGTGAATGGCGAGTTGCTGAACCCAGTTGATGACTATACGATTTCTGGCAATACG